TCCTTGAAAAATCGTCAGATGTCTATCTAGACAATGAGAAAATCTCATTGAACACTTACGAACAACATGGTTCTATTTTAGCAAGGGAGGGAATCTAATGGATTATATGATCATTAATGGCTTTAATACATCGACCCTTCCAGGTTGTATTGTGACCGACTTTGGAGAAGTTGAGGCTGCCAAACCAAAAGGGGAGGTGGCCGAGCTTCATGGTGTGAATGGGAGTTATCGAGTATTAGATGGTTCTTTTGATAGTTACGACAGAACTTTTACAATTCACGTTGCAAAGATGATTGATATCTCGATTATCCTGGATAAATTTCGATCGAATGACAATGAGTTGGAATTTAGCTATCATCCTGAATCTGTTTTTTATGCCCATTTTTTAACTGCTAGCTATAAGCCTTTTGGCAATCATGCATGGCAATTGAAAATCAAGCTAAACATGCAGCCTTTTCGATATCAAAAAACGGTTAATCCTGAATCTTATAATGGACCAGGAACAATTAACAATCCAGGAACAATTTACTCTGAGCCCATCATTGAAGTTCAGGGAGATGGAGATGTTTCGATTACTATCGGCCGAGAAACAATGTATCTCAATGTAAAAACGAAAGCTACAATTGATTGTAGGCAAGGCAAACAAAATATCTACAATGCTACTGGAGCGGTCCAGAACACGCTCAGAAAACGCGGTGGCTTCTTTGTAATCCCAACTGGAAGAAGTGGGGTTACATTTACTGGAAATGTTCTTAGATTGATTATTCGGCCAAATTGGAGGTACAAAATTTGATTTACTTAACAAATGGGAATACTCCTCTAAATGCTGCTTATGCAGACAAGATTTCTCAAGAAGCAAATAGTACCTATCAACTGACTTTTCGCTTTCCGACCTCAGATGCTTTGTGGGAGAAGTTGAAAGAAGAAACTTTCCTAAAAGCCGATGATCTACATGGCGAACAAGATTTCGTCATTTTCGAGGTTCAAAAGAAACATGGCTATATTCAAGTCTATGCGAATCAATCCTTTACACTATTGAACAACTATGTCATCAATCCAATTTCTTTAGATAGAGCGACTGGTTCAACTGCTTTGAGTCGCTTTGCTGGAAGTATCACTCGTGATAATCCGTTCTCATTCTTTTCCGACATCGACGAACGTCACACGTTCAATACTGATAGTGTCAACGCGATGGTCGCTTTTACAAAAGATAAACACTCTATCCTTGGTCAGTGGGGTGGCGACCTTGTGCGCCATGGATACCAGGTTCGATTACTTAAAAATGGCGGTTCAGAAAATGAATCGCTTTTCATGTATAAGAAAAACCTGTCTAGCTATCAACAAAAGACATCAACGAAGTCTTTAAAAACTAGAATCACTTTTAAGGCAACCGTCAAAGGTGAGGGAGAAAAGGCACCTGATCGTAAGTTTTCTGTGGTGGTGGATAGTCCACTCATTAACAAATACAGTCAAATCTACGAAGATGTGATTGAGGTTAATGATCAGGACGTAAAAGATGAAGCTGGACTTCGTAAATACGGTGAGCAGTATTTCAGAACAACACTCTGCGACATGCTGGAAGACAGTTTAGAAATTCAAGTCGAAGGACACAGTGATGTTCCGGTTCAAATTTTTGATATTGTCAGTCTGTTTCATGATCGATTCAAGATGGACGTTCGCAAGAAAATCACGAAGTATACTTACTCCCCGATGGCTAAGAAGCTACTATCTATTGGATTTGGGCAATTTAAGTCAGGCTTGTCCAATATGCTTTCTAACGCTGTTAGTGATGCCGTTAAAAATGAAACTCAGCACTTGCAAGGGCAATTCGCTACACAACTAGCAAAAGAAATCAAGAATGCCGACCTCGCTTTTGACCGAAAAAAAGAGGAACTAGTCAACCAGTTCACAGATGGTCTTAACGCTGCCAAAGCAAAGGCCGAAGAGGTCAAGAAAAGTCTGACAGAGACAATCGACCAGCGTTTTCGCGATTTCGACAGCACTGGTTTGAACGAAATCAAGCAAAAAGCAGACGAGGCCTTACAAAAGGTCGGAGCAAATACTTTGCTTGCTCAGGAGGCTAAGCGAATCAGCGAGCAGGCAACCACTGATATAACCAAATTGAAAAACGAGGTTGTTGATGGATATGTCGGCAAGAACACGTATCGAGAGGGTATTCGTGGGATTGAGCGACGAATCGAGGAAGTGAAGACATCAACGGATGGCCAAATTGCTACTCGAATCACTCAATTCAAGCAGACAGTCGATGGACAATTTGCAAATATTACATCTCAAATCGAGGGCAAAGCAAACCTCATTGACTTTCAGCGCGTTCAAGAGACCAGTCAGATCTATGAGCGCATTATCGGTCGTAGTGAGTCTGACATCGCTGAGAAAGTCGCTCGCATAGCTCTGACAAATCAGTTATTTCAGGTTGAAATCAGTAAAACGGTAGACATTCACGAAAACCTATACATATCATCAAAGTCAGAGAAAGGTTTTTTGACTTTTGAAGGTGGCATTGCTGGAGCTGATCAGAGGAAAAAAGAAATTGTTTCGGATCTGATCGCTGTTACACCTAAATCAAATATGGTTTTTCAACACTGGGTGACAGTTCCAGCAAATGAACCGGACGGAAAAGCGTGGTTTGTTTGGCAATTTTTCGACGGATATAAAAAAAAGGTATATGAACGTTTCTCTGGAGAGAACGCCTACAAAATTACTTCAGGTAAACAGCATAATGTGAATGTAATTACAGTACCAGAACAAGCTCGTTTCGTGAAAGTATCCGCTCGAATGTATGATGATGGGTTAATTAAAATTGAGCGTGGAACAATTGCATCAAATTATACTCAAGCGCCAAACGACACATTAGAAGCTGTTCGTACAGTTCAAAATCAGCTTGCTGGCTCATGGGCAATTCAAAATCTGACAAGCGCTGGTGCAATCGTTTCACAAATCAATGCGACTAATAACCAGGCCTTGATTGAAGCTGAGAAAATCCGATTAAAGGGTAAGACGCTTGCTGACCAATTCACTGCAATTGATGGATACTTCAAACGTCTATTCGTTGGTGAGGGTTCATTTGCCAAGCTAAATGCTGAGATTATTGGTTCAAAGACTATCACAGCAGATAAGTTGATTATGGACCAAGCAATGGCTCGGATGTTTGTCTCAAGCGATATCTTCACGGACACGCTTGCTGCTAAAGAGGCCTTTATCAACAAGCTTAGGTCTGTTGTAGTATCTGCGACCTTGCTCGAAGGGTACAAAGGAAAAATCGGCGGATTCCAAATTGGTACGCATGATAAGGACTCTTCTGTATACTGGATAACTGGTCAAAATCAGTTTGCAGTCGGTATGAGTAACGGTAGCACCCAATGGGGCCAGACTGCTCTTTGGGTGAACTGGGGGAGTGACTGGGGAAAACCTGGAAATTTAGCTTGGTTTGTTAAGCGGTCTGGGGAAATGCACTGTTATAATCGAGCGTATTTTTGGAATACACCCGTTATTAACGGAGATTTGAGAGTTACAGGCGATATTTACTATAACAACAAATCATCTGGAGGTGATTCAGGCTACTGGATTTCATCACCAAAATACTCAAGAATCGAGCCTTCCGGCAATTACTTATATCTTTATTGGGCCGGAGGAGGGTACGATTGGATCCCGATGAACAAAGAAATCTCAGACCGTAGATACAAGCACAATATCGAAGCTAGTACAGTTTCCGGTCTCGATGTTATTGAGCGCCTCAAGACCTACAGCTACCGCAAAGAGTACGACGGAAAAATTGAGGATATCTCTTGTGGTATCATGGCGCAGGATGTCCAGAAATATGTTCCTGAAGCATTTTTTGAAAACCCTGACGGCGCGTACTCATATCGCACATTTGAACTCGTACCTTACTTGATTAAGGCCATTCAAGAACTCAATCAAAAAATACAGAAATTGGAGAAAACAGATGAACGAACAGGATAAACAAATCAGCAGTCTAGCGATCCAGTCGCTTGGTAAAAAAATCGGTAATGAGGCTACTCAATCGGCTATGATAGAAGCACTCTATACAGTGACAGAGATGGAGCTTCAACAGATGAAGCAAATCATCGAATCTGACGAAGAGCTCAAAGCAAAATTTGAAGAAGTGAAAGGAAAAATGACAAATGGCAATTAATGGTTATACATTAGCAACCAAACCATATCTTCGTGGTTCGGGTGATAACATTCGGACAGTAGTTGAAATCCGTTTAGAAGAAGGGACTCGCTACAGCACGAACATGCGTGAGCTCGCAGGAGACCGTACAAATGAGCAAGAGGATGTCTTGATTCAAGCAGTATTGGATATCCTGAAAGCCGAACTAGATCCAGGATCTGCAATCGTGAAGGCGCAAGCTGAGATTGAGCAAGCAGTACAATCTCTGGCAAAAGCTAAGACGGACCTTTCAGAGAACAAAGAGAACATCGATAGCGTATCAGCTATTACTGAAGTTCTCATTGCGCTTGCGATTGGCCAGAATGGTGGCATGCCAACGAACACTTACAGTAAAGTTGCGCAATTTATCAAACCTCTTGTAAAAGACCGTCGTTATGTGAATGGTGATATCGTATCCATGCCTTACCCTTACGACACGAATCCGAAATGGCCAAAGGAAACACAGACCATCTTAAAATTCCAGATGCAACCATCTGAAGGGTACACCTGGAAAGAGCAGCCTCTTGCTGAAATGTTACAAAAAGGCATTTTGACAATTGTCATGCCACGGATTGAGTAGAAAGGAGAGTGTATGCGAGATTTACCATTTCATGAACTTGTCGAACATCTGCAGAACCTTTCATCCAGCCCTTACATTCATATCTTTTTTTGGCTCATGATTCTGGATATTATCACAGGATATGTCAAGGCTTTTAAAACCAAGCGATTTGATAGCAAGATCGGTACTATGGGATTGATTCGTCATTTCGTAGTGTTTACAGTCATTTTACTTGTTGCGATGTATGCTCGTTCGCTAGGTGTTCGTCCGTTAGGAATTGCCTGGACGATGTTTTTCATTGCTAACTATCTAGGGTCTGTACTTGAGAATTGGGAAGCTATTGGTTGGGCATTCCCAGAATTCTTAAAACCTTACATCAACCAAATTAAAAAAGACAATGCTAGAAAACTTGGTCAATTGCTAGTAAATATTGACCAGAAAGACAATTTTGACGAAAAGGAGAAATAACATGATCAATTGGAAACTACGTTTACAAAACAAAGCGACACTTATTGCCCTTCTTGGAGCAATCTTCTTGATGGCTCAACAGTTTGGGCTTGAAATCCCAAAGAATATCCAGGACGGTGTGAACACATTTGTTTACATTCTTGTATTAATTGGTGTTGTGAACGACCCAACAACTGCAGGAATTTCTGATAGCAAACGTGCTCTTGACTATCAAGAACCAAGCGAGGACTAATATAAGAGAACCCTCATAGGTTCTCTTTCTTTTTAGAAAGGAAAAATCATGGATATTGATACAAGTAGATTAAGAACGAACTTACCACAAGTGGGAGAGCAACCATACCGACAAATTCATGCACATTCAACGGGCAATCCAAATTCAACTGCCCAAAATGAAGCAGACTACCACATGCGGCGTCCTGTTGATTCAGGTTTCTTTTCACACGTTGTTGGGAACGGCCGTGTGATGCAAACCTGGTACACAGACATGGGGGCCTACGATGTAGGAGGTGGCTGGAACGTTGAAGGATACGGCCAAGTTGAGCTGATTGAAAGCCATGAAACAAAAGAAGAGTTTATGCGTGATTATAAACTCTATGTTGAGCTTTTGCGCAACCTTGCTGATGAAGCAGGGATTCCTAAAACGCTGGATTCTGACAGCTTGGCCGGAATTAAGACACATCAGTATTGTACATACAACCAGCCACGAAACGCAAGCGACCATGTGGATCCATATCCTTACTTAGCTAAGTGGGGTATCAGTCGTGAACAATTCAAGAAAGATATTGAGGGCGGACTGTCTGAAGCTGGATGGCGCCAAAATGCTTCTGGTTGGTGGTGGGAGGAGTCAGACGGCTCTTATCCTACGAAAACTTGGAAGCAAATCAAGGGAGAGTGGTTCTACTTCAATGAACGTGGATATTGTCTAATCAATCGTTGGTTTAATGATGGCAAAGATTGGTTTTATCTTGACAAACGTGGCGCAATGGTCACAGGCTGGATGTTCCTCAACCATCGATGGTATTTCTTCAAATCAGATGGCCGCATGGCTACTGGCTGGGTTAAATATCGTGAAACTTGGTATTTCATGGAAGAAAAAGACGGCTACATGTTATCTAAACAATTCGTCAAATCAGGCGACGGCTGGTATTACTTGAAGGCGAACGGTGAATTACACACAGATCCAGCATTCAAAACAGAACCAGATGGCCTTGTGACTGTCGTTGACAAACCAAAAGAAGAAAAATAAAAAAAACAGAAAGGACTTTCAAATTA